TGAATTGGCAATTCAATCTATTAATTAATATCAATACGCTTCTTTGTTGATTCTACGTGTTCTTTTTTTGGTATCTCGATTCGTAACACTCCATCTTCAAATTTGGCAGTAACATCACTTGATAGATTATCACCTAATTGGAATGAACGCTTAAATGAAGAATGTTTGAGTTCTCTCACAATGTAACGAGCATCTGCATCTTCTAATTGATGCTTATCCCCGCTAATCGTTAAAACTCCGTCTTCTACATCTATACCGAGTCGTTCTTTCGTCATCGAGGGCATTTCAGCAACGATTACGACACATTCGTCATAATCAACTACATCTACCTTCGGGAAAGAACCGTGTTTAAAGGAAACCCCAAATTCTTTTTGGAAGTTCGGGAATTGACTTTGCACAATCTTATCGAACATTGTGTCAAAGGGTGTTAGGAACTCATCTCGATTGAAATGAATTGGTACTCTTGCTATTTTCATTGTTTACTCCTGTTATGCAAGTTAGCATCCTCAAAGCGAGCGATGCTTAAAAAAAAAACTATTTAATAATCAGTTTTTAATTCTTCGACAAATTCTTCTTCGATTCCCTCGAGGAAGTCATCTTCTGCCGAAACGGTGGATTGTTTTACATTGAATGAATTGCAAGCTGGACACTCTTCATTAATCTCACCAATAGCGAGAGTATTCCAGTCCCATGCACATTCATTACAAACCCATCGTTTTATACTAAAATTTTTCATATTTTTATTGTATCGTTGATTTCAATATCTTCTGGCATTAGCTGGCAGTAGCAATACTCTTTACAGACACTCCATCCAGAAGCGGGCATACCTCTCGATTCCCAGCCTTCCCATGTGTCAAGTTCCCCAGCTCTACTCTCACAATCAGGGCATACATTCTTTGAGACAGTTATCCATCTCAACTTTCGCCCCATCTCTCCGCTTCTGCGGAATGCTTGGTTAATTCCTCCAACAACTCCTCGTTTAACCGATCTGACGAACTCTCCAAAGATTCGCCCCTTACCCCTAAAGTCCGTATCAAGAACCCCAATAATTGATTGTTCGCTAACACCGCTTCGTGTAAGTCGTTCAATTTCTTGTCCAAGTCGCTCTGAGAAGATTCGCACGTCGTAAGAGAGTCCGAGAGCAATCCATAAAAGTATTTCTCTATCTTTGTCATCTAATCCTTCTTTGTCTGCCATAATATACTCTAAATTACGTTTTTAATACAAGTGGTGATTTACGACTAAGAGACTCTTCCATTTTAGAAATCAAATTCTTAATGCCGTCTTTAGCCTTAGAGAGAACAATAAATTCTCTTTTCGTTACTCCGTCGCCAGTCTGATGGACTATGCCATAACCTTTAAACTCGATACCGCCATCGGTTGACTTGATACTATCATGCAATGCCCCAGTTTCATATAATGGTGGGCTTTCTGGGTTCCCTCTTCTCTTCCTTCTTGCTTTTGTAATCGGGAGTATGTCTGGATTTACCTTACCGCTTTTGATATAATCCTTAGAGACCTTCGCAGTCTCCTCTTTTGAGCTACTAAGGAATCCATCAATCAGCTTTGGAATATCACTGGCAAGTTTACCGAAGTCAACTCCGACTCTTATCTCTAACTTCATTCCAGAAATCCTCCCCTAATTTTTTTGCTTCAAAGTATTTATCTTGATACTGAAGGATAATCCTTTCGACCTGTCTTTCTCCCCAAGCAACTGGGTTTTCGATGATTTCCTTAATATTTCCTTCTAAGTTAATCTCAATGTCATTGACTTTGTCCAGCTTCCTGACGGAATTGAGCAAAGATTGACTGTTTTGATTCGCTGTCGTTTGTTTGTCTGTTGGCATCTATTATTCCTTGTGCTTGTTCTTCGCTTAAATCTTTATTATCCCTAACCATAATTTTGGCACGGGTAATTAGATTCTGCTCCAAGTTAAATTGGTCTTTTAGTATCTGGTCTTGTATAGTCGTCGGATATTCCACTTCCTCGAAATCAATTCCAAAATCTTCAGGTAGCATAATTCCATTATATTCAGCGATAGTTCTTTCCACAGAATAAAAATCTTTTTCATAGAGTCTCCATAGGGCTATGTCGTCAAAGTAATCTTCTTTCCTCTCAAGGTCTTTAATCATTAGTGAGATACCTGATGGCACTTCACCGCCTGATTCTGCCCATTGAATCCATAGATGGTTATTTGATGCGACGAGTTCGATTTGAAATTTAATATTATTTATTGCTTCTGCAACATTTCCACTTGGGGAAGTAATGTGGTATTCCCCCTCATCACCCATATCAAGAATCTCATTCGAGCCTGTTCTCATGGATTGTTGGTCACTTCTCATACCTCTAACCCAAGGCTGTCCGAACATATTAAATCTCATACCAAGATTCATCTCAGTAAGTCCAATATTGACCTGCTCGTTACAATTAATGATGTCGCTTGCCCCTTCAACAAAGAAAGAATCAATCTGATCCTCTCTATGAGTGAAAACAAAGGGTAATATGCCATAAGGGTTTTCAGATTCATTTAAGACTTTCCCATCCTCATCGAGTACAGCGTATTTATCGGCATCCCAATATCCCCATTGTAATCCGACTGTATTTGATAAATCTGCCGTCTTATTCAGTAGTGGGTATATAATAGCCTCTGGCTTGAACGGGTTGTCACCAAAATATGTTTCAAAGTAATAAATTGGTCGATAGTCAAACGCATTATCGTTCCAAAACACTCTATTGGCAATAGTCCCTAAAAGACGGGTCATCCTCTCAGAATGTTTCATTCGCACATCCTTTGTAGGTATTAGAGCGTTATATGCCTCTGTAGAGTCGCCTACTGTACGATTTGCACCTAAAGTATATATTCTACTTATCTTATTAATAAACTTTCGTGTGAAGTTTGTAACAGAGGGGGGTATTTCAGAGAAAGCATCACCAGAAAAGTATGATTTTATATACGATTCAGTGGCAGTCCCAGAGTAATAGTCCAGAAACTTTCTTATTTCCTCTCTTTTAACCTGTGAGTTCATAAGTTTTGTCTCTGTCAGTTTATCTCTAATTAATTGTTCAATCATCTTTGAATCCTTTTCATCTCTTTATTTTTCATGGGAAATCTATTTGTTATTAGGTATCTAAACGCATCACATCCGTGATCGTGATAACCGTCTTTTATTGGTTCTTCTTTAATGGGCTTCCCATCCTCTGTCTCTGGGTAGCGGTACTCTTCAAAATCTTGTATTACATCAGTACATTTCTTATCTACATGGACTCTCCGTGTCCCATCTGCACTGGAAAAGAATCCTCTTGCATAGGATACACTCGAAGTGATATTGCGACTCAATCTATCTCGCATACATAATATTCTCACTCCACTTCGTCTGAATATTTCCATATCACCAGCACCACTTTGACCTTGGACAGAACTACCAGCAGGGTCTCCATAGTACGAAGTGATTGGGTATCCTTTAATCTTAATCATCTTGATTAAATCTTCTGTTTTAATATTTTCTTTATGTAGGATAGAGTCGAACACCCTGATATGTTCAATATCCCCAATCCATTCTGTTTGAGCAAAGATGACTGCTGGCATTCGATACCCAAAATCAATGGAACAATAGGTAGGTAAGTTAGGATCGTAGGGGAAGTCACCAGCATCTAATTCCCTATCGAAATCCCAGACTTTGCCTTGGAATACTGAAAATTCAGCACCAAATTCCTGTCCAAAAAGTTCTTTTGACATATTTCTTTTACGCTCAAGTATAGCAGGGTCTTCCAATCCAAGGGGGAACTCATGTTGATTCACCCACGATGGGGCAGTGTGGCTTTCCCATTCTTCGTCGCTCTCTCCAAGTTTGTATAGATCATAAATCCAATTTCTTCCTTCGGGTGTTGTTATGAAGATTACTCTACCTTTCCTACCCGCAACAGTTGGTGATAGATACATATCCCAAATTTTCTTATTCATCTTAGCTACTTCGTCAATGACGAGTAAATCTAAACCTTCTCCAACAAGAGAATCTGGATTATCGGCAGACATCCCCTCTACGGTAGTCCCCCATTTGAATTTAATGTACATATCTTTCTCAGAGGAACGTACAATATCTTCGCTATGCCCAATAACCATTCTCTGCCAGATTTCCCTAAATATCAATCTCGCCTTCTTGTAGGACATACCAACAACCCAAATTCTCTTATTCGGCTGAGATGCCATGTAGGTAGCTTCCATAGCACTCGCCCAAGTCTTTCCAAATCTCCTCCCACACACCATAACATGGAATCTTGCATCGGGTTTTGATGGGTAATGTAGGGATAACTGCCCATCATGCGGGGTGTATCCAAGATATTCAAACCACTTTATTTTAAAGTCGTAATTTTTTTCTTGCATTAGAGTTAAGATTAAGGTACATTATAGTATCTATTTAATGCAAGACTTTACTTGCCAAACTAAACAACTCACTAAAGAGGTCAAAATGTCAGAAGAAAAAGTAGTAGAATCAGTCGATACAGACGTAAAAATGGAAGAAGGGACAAAACCCGAAGAAAATGGTATACCTCGTTCAAGGTTAAATGAGGTCATTGATGAACGTAATATTCTACGTGACCAGATAAAGACCTATGAACTTAAAGAGGAAGGTGCTAAGAAGGCAGAACTCGCAGAGCAGGAGAAATGGCAAGAATTAAATGCCGAGCTTCAAAAAGAAGTTGACTCCTACAGACCTTTCAAAGATAAATATGATGCTTTGGATGGTCAGATACGAGGAGAAGCCTTGGGTAGACTTCCTGAATCTAAACAAGAAAAATTTAAGAATCTGAGTACGACTGACTTGCTAAACGTAGTTGACGAATTATCTGTAAAACCAAACCCACCTGACGGTGCTGGTACGGTTGATACTAAAATATCGAAAGATGTTTGGAAAAGTATGGATATGAAGGAAAAGCGTAGTAATTGGTCTGCAATATTAGATTCTTATAAAAGATAGGAGTCATTAAATGGCTAACGTAACCGTAACCACTGGGGCAAATTTTATACCCGAAATGTGGTCTGGAGCGATTTTAGATTATGCTGAAGCTCAATTCAGTCTAAAAGATCGTGTAACAGACTTTTCGAGTATGCTTGCTGGTGGCGGGGATACTTTACATATCCCTAAAGTGACAGAAGAAACTGCCGCTTCCAAATCTGCCGATACAGCAGTAACTTATTCTGCTAATACTGATGGTAAAATTGACCTCTCTGTTGACCAACACCACTACGAAGCAAAACGCATCGAAGACATCGTGAAAGTCCAAGAGAGTGCAGATTTATTCTCAATGTATGCCCGTTCAATGGGCTATGCTATTGCAAAAAAAGTTGAAAACTATATTGCAGTAGATACAATCCAATCCGCAACTGGTAATGATACCGCACTTGGAACAGACAATCAACTAACTTCCGCTTTATTGCGAAGTGGCTTGGTTAAAATGCTGAGTGCTAATATCAATTACGCTGATGGCAACACATGGCTATATGCTTCTCCTGAAGTATATTCCTACTTACTGGGTCTTGATGAGTTTGTTCACTTCGATAAACGAGGTGACGAAGCTGGTCAGGTTTCTGGAAAAGTCGGTTCTGTATATGGAATGCCAGTTCATGTCAGTACAGATTGGGACGATGATGGCGGTACAGGTGATGAGACAGCCTCGGTTTTTAATCGGGAATCTGTTTACTTTGCAATGCAGATTGCACCAAGAGTGCAGTCTTCCTATGATATTGATTACCTCTCAACGAGTGTAGTCGCTGACGTACTTTTCGGGACTGCTTTGTCCAAAGGTGCAAGTTCAACTTCATTAGGAATTGTTAATTTCACTAATCCGTAATAGATAGTTAATCGGGCGGTTGGGAAACTGACCGCCCATTACTTGGAGACCAAATGATATACTTTATAGATAAATCTGGACACATGATAGGGAAAAATGCCCCTACATCAGAACAGAAAAAGGCATACCAAAAGGCAGGATTCAAGGAATGTGACGAAGATGGGAAGACTAATAAAGTTAAGAAGAAAAAGAAGTGAAGAGATTTGATTATTGGTGTCAGCCATGTAAGTTTAAATTTGAAGAGCTTGTGAGAGACGATACTCTGGTTGAGTGTCCTAAGTGTTTCACAGGTAGCGTAAGAAAACTTGTATCTGCCCCAATAATCCACATGACGACGATGTCGGATTCAACACTAAGGGAAAGTTTGTCCGACGACTTTTATTAAATAATTAAAACGAGATAGCTATGAGAAAGCCCTGCTCGGTAAGCTATTGGGAGTAACAAGATGGCAAAAAGAGAAAATTCGCATTCAGTAGTAGAAGCTCTGAATACGGAAACATCAGCACAATACGACGTTCAGTCAGTATTGACAATTTCAACAACTACAGTATCAACATCAATTGGTAAAGACTATTCTCATGTATATTTACAGCCAAGCAAAGATGTTTACTTTACATGGGCTACATCTGATTCAGATGCCATAAGTGCATCAAATGACCACTTTATACTCGGTGGATCAGATATTTATATTTTAAGAATACCCCAAGGTATAGGGGCTACAGTATATCTCCAGTTACAACGAAAGGGCGGGACAGATTCATCCGTCAGAATGACGTTGGCTTAAGATGTTATCGGGAGGTTTGATTGAAAAGGTCGGCACGGTTGAGGCTGGCGGTACAATAACAGGTGATTTAACAATAGAAGGGGACTTGACTGTTGAAGGTTCCTCTACTAATTTATATGATGAGATTGTTGAGGGTGGATTTGTAGTAGATGCTACAGATACCGAAGCCTTTTTAATAAGAAAAGCGAGTGATGGTGGTGATGTATTCACGATTGATACGTCTGGTGAGACTGTACGAATAAATTCACACGATGGTTCATCAAAAGGTTTAAAGCTCGGTTCTACTCTTGTAACTTCAACGGCAAGTGAGCTTAATATACTTGATGGGGCATCCTTGTCAACTACGGAATTAAACTATGTTGATGGGGTTACTTCTGCCATACAGACACAAATGGATACAAAAGCACCTCTGGCAAGCCCAACTTTTACAGGGACTATCACCATAGGCAGTGCATCATTGAGTGAAGCTGAATTAGAAATATTAGATGGGGCTTCCCTATCGACTTCTGAATTGAATCTCTTAGACGGGGTTACGGCTACAACAGCAGAATTAAATTATCTTGATGTTACAACTCTTGGTACTGTAGAAGCATCAAAAGCTATAACAGTGGATGCTTCTGGCAATATTGATTTTAATAATGGGAACATGACAAATATTGATATTGATAGCGGTGCGATTGATGGTACAAATATTACAGTTGGCAGTGGGAAAACATTAGATGTTTCTGGGGGAACTTTTACTCTCGCAAGTGACCAAATTAGTGGTGATAAAGTTAATGGTGGGACTATATCCGCATTTGCTTCTACTGGTATTGATGATAACGCCTCATCAAATGCTTTAACTATAGACTCATCTCAAAATTTAGCATTAACATCTGGAACTCTCACAGTTTATAGTGAAGTAAATACTGGTGCTGGTAATAGAGATATTCATTTAAACCCACATGGTACAGGTGAAGTATCTGTTACCGCTACATTAGATGCTACTGCTATAAAAATAGCCAGTGGTACTGCAATGACTGCTATCAAAGATGAAGATAATATGGCATCGGATAGTGCCACATCTCTTTCCACGCAACAATCAATTAAAGCATACGTAGATGCAGTCACTACCTCATTAAATGCTCAAGACTTAGATTTCCAAGGAGATTCTGGCGGTGCATTAAATATAGATTTAGATACGGAGGTTTTAGATATTGCTGGTGATGGTGCTGGTATCGCTACAGCGGGTAGCGGGAATCAAATAACCATTAGCGGAGACCATGATTCATTAACTAATTTCGTAGCTAATGAACATATAGATCATACCGCAGTGACTTTAACTGCTGGGGATGGACTAAGTGGCGGGGGGACTATCGCTTCCTCAAGAACCTTTGCAGTTGATCTTAACGAATTAACCACTGAAACAACTATCGCTGATGCTGAT